CATTATTATATGATTGTGAACTTGCCCTTATATCAAAAGCGTTAGTATTAGTCTTAGCAACAGTTGCAGTAAATCCATTTGATGATGTTGCGTTTATAGTAGCTTGTGAATTTTGGTCAAAAAAATTCCCACCCATTCCTACATTAACACCACTTTCATTTAAAAATCCATTAAGGTCAGTAGCACTTGTGCTTCCACTTTCGCCACCTTCTTCAGCTACATTTGCAATAGCAGAACTTGCACTTACCTTACCATCTGAATCAAAAGCTACATCTACCTCTACATCATCTGAGCTTCTACGAATACGAACTGCATCACCGCTGTAACTAGCTTTTACCTTACGAAGACTATAAGCAGCTGCGGCTGTACCTACATCTGCTGGTAGTGTACCCTCTAATTCACCGTTTACCCATTTTCCTAAAGTACCATCTTGTACTTGATTAGCCGAGAACTTTTCTTCGTCATCTATCGCATCCGTTGTATCGTTTGGGCTTCTACGAACTCTGACAACGGAACCATTCATTGCACCAATGTCTCGCAATGAGTACGCCGCTGCGGCACCACCAAATCTACGAGCTATTCCTAGATCGGTATCTCTACCAGAGTATCCTTTAAGTACGTCCCAAGTTGCCGCCAACTCAGCATCCAAAGGGTTGACTCCGTCAGCTAGTTGTTCTGAAGACATTAGTTAGTGAACTGAGATGCGTGAATCTTTGCGGAAGTACCACCGGAGCGAATGAACTTAGCTTTGACAGCTGCCTCTTTGCTGAAGGTATAACTTCTACCAGCGAATAACTTGTGACCGTTTGATGTTGTGGGTGCACTACCATCGAATGTCATAAATACATCAGCGTCTTGGACATCCATAGCGATATATTTAGTCAATGAATCGAAGGCACTTGTGTTGTCATCGTTTGCTCCAGAGAACTGAACGCCACCAGCGGTAGCATCAACTGTTAATCTGTGGTCATTTCCGGTTCCACTTGGTATAGGATAAAGGTTAGTTACGAATGAATTTGCCATATGAGTATTTTACATTGAGTGTCAACGACTTTGTCGATTGACGTAGGTTGAAAATTTTTGTGTAATTACGTTTCTGTTAGAGAACATATCTAGTTTCATTAGTTCTCTGTCTAGCATTTTTGTTGCTGTTTGTTCTGCTATAAGTGCTTTTTCTGTTTGACCATCTCCAGTATAAAAATCGGATAGTACTGTGTAAATTATGTAGTCAAAAAACTCAGACGGTACGTTTGTACTTGTTTCAGTATAAGTGTCTGAGTAAGCTTTTTTATACGTTACAAATAATGTTTCTTGAGAATTGCTAGATATATTTAATATATTAGCTCCTTCTGAATCAACATAGTACTCAAATTCAAGTGCTGAGTTCTCTAGGAAAGCTTTAGTTCTATGAATCCTAATAAATTGTTCTATAGAATTTTTGCCAGTTTCAGCAAATGGAACCAAACTTCTTTCGCTTACAACAAGAGTTCCGGAACTATTGTTACTCCAAACAAGGACATCATAAGGATTGCTTTTCTTTTCTGTGTCTTGTTCTTCGTGTCTAGTTGCTCCTCCACTTACACTATATGTTCCATCCGCTGCCAATGTAGCAGTTGAAGCAGTTGTTATTTTCCAAGTTGTGCCGTCTCTGAATACGTGAACTGATGTACTGTCAACTAATTGATATACATTAAATCCGCTTGTATCTTGACCTATAATTTCGTAATTTCCATTTACGGTAGTAACTCCTCCGCCAGATACATTCAAGGAGTAAACACTTCGTTCTTCAGAGGATACTAAGTATCTAGACCAAACTGGAGAAGAATCATAGGCTCTCCGAACAGCCCTATTTAAGGACTGCTCGAAGAAAAAATGATCCATTTCTGTCATACTCTCCAAGCCGGCAATGGCTTGGAAAGATTTACGGACATTTATGAATGTAACATCTGAAGGCATACTTTATTATTGTACGTTATTATCAAGCATTTGCTCAGTAGTATTCAATGGTGATCCACCAGCTTGTAAGTTGTGACGGCGGAACTGTGTTTGAGGTCTGTACTGAAGAACATCGTGACGGAACTGACGGCTTTGATTACGTACAATGTCAATTTCTTGACGTAAGATCATCTCAGCGTTTTGGTCTTCCACTTGAGCTTTTTGTGTTTGACCATCTCCACGTAAGAAGTCTGCGTAAGCACCGAATGCCATATACTCAAAGAATCGGAACGGAATAGCTGATGTATCTCCGGACTCATCTCCATACAATCCAGTTGTACCAGATCCATCTTTTACTACGTCCTCTACGTCTTTACGGTAAGTTACGAAAGCATTTATAGAATCAAGAACAGTTGGGCTTAGAATTTTAACAGCAATATCACCAGCGTGTGGATTACTACCACCAGCTATCATACTAATAAAAGTATATTCCTCCGGATATAAAGTATCAGTTGGGTCTTGCTTGTGAATACGGAAAATAGTATCAGCATTGTTTGCTAAATCTTTATTTGATCCGTAAGTAATAATTTGATTATCATCAGCTGTAGCTATTGCTACTGATTCTCCTACGACAGTAAATTCATACCAAGGATAACGTTGATATGCTGTTCTGAATCGTCTGTTGATTGCTTGTCTGAAAAAGGCTTCATCTGTTGTCTCCAACGATTGCAAGCCCGCTATTGATTTGAATCTCTCTTTGAGATTTGTATATGTTTCTGTTGGATACGTTGCCATATTGAATTAGGTTGTTATATTTTGTTTGGTGAAAGTTCTGCAAATGTTTTATTGTAGTGCTTTAAAAATTCTTTGGAGTGTACCTCCTTGTGTCCGTACTTACTTGTAAGTCTAAAGAACTCACGAGCCGGCATAGTGGCTACTGGTTTCCCTAGTACTGGATGCGTTGTGCCTCTTAGGTGTGCTGCTTGTTTAGCGGCAGCTGCTACTCTCTCGTGTTCTGTTTCTCTTTCTAATTTGAAACCATTCTTTATCTCTTGCATAAATGCTGCATCGATCTCATCATCTGTGAAATTCTTTGGTAAGTCCGTAATAATATCCATAATAGTTTTAAGTTAAAAAGAAAAGGTATAGGGGGCTTTCGCCCCCCGTACCGAATGTAAGGATTAAGCAGTTCCTTCGATAACACCGTGTGCTTGTGGGTGATATACTCCTAATGTAAGAGCACAATCCACGTAGCCACGCTCACCACCACCTTGGTTAGGTAGACGTGTTGATCCCATTGGGATTAACTCGTGAATACCAACGTATTCTGGGTTGATTAAGTATCCGGACTCACCAGCGGATGAACCGAAGTCTGGCATACAATCTGGATTACCGTTTACGATGGAAACGATACCGTGGTCTGATTGGTATAAATCAACAGTAAGTTTGATTTCACCAGCTCCACCGTCATAGTTTACTGAACGCACATTGTTTGTAGCTGAAGCAGTTACACGAGCGAAATCACTGATAACGCGGCGTAATTTAGTGTCAGCAACCAATGTTAGGTCATTAACTGTACCAGTTTCTTTGAAGATAGAAGCGATGATGTCATTCAATGTTGATTCACTGAATGCTGTAGCACCAGCTTCTGCAACTGTGTAGCGGCTGTCTGCTGGAGTACGGAATGCTGCTGGAACATCTGAGTCAGAAGCGTTAGCTTCTAACCAACGTCCTAAACCACGAAGGGCATAAGGAGTGTCGGAACCGTTTTCTACAGTACGATCTTGAGAACCAGCGATAGTTTTTTCGATGTCGCGTTTAAGCTCACGAATTGCTTTAGCTTCTGCTTGAGCAATCTTAGCTGGTCCGACTGAATCAACTGCTTCTTGTAGATCAGATACTTGGTAATCGCGGCGGAACTTCTGAATGTAGTTACCTAGTTTTGCACGTCCAGCGAACTGATCAGTGAATGTACCTACGTCAGCACCTTCACGGATACCAGTTGATGATGGAGCAGCTAATGCGTCTACTGTCCACTCTACGAATGTAGCGTTTGCTTTCTGCTTTTGAGCAGATGAAAGGATTGGAGTTTCTTCCGGAGCAAGAATTGTCAAGACATCTGTCAAGTCTTCTCTGTTAGAAACACCAGATCCCGTATTTGTTGTGTCATATGTATTACTAAATGCCATAATATTTTATAGGTTGTGTTGTTTAACGATTTTTAATTTGTTGTGTTCTGAGAGTTATAAAATCACTCTTGTTGCCAGAATGTCTAAACCGTTGGTTAAGGTCTTTAAGTGCCTTAACGGACTTATTCACTTTTTTATCTGATGTTGCCCCAGCTGTAATAGCTGTCTTGGGAGGTGTCAACGTAGCTGACTTCGGAGCTTCCTTGACTGGTTTACGTCCATAAATACTATTCGCTGCGTGAGCCATCAGATAGTTAAGTTGAGCTGCAACTTCTGGATCTGCTTTTTCTCGTAGTGAATCGAATCTAGGATCTCCAATCATAGCTTCGTAGCTTTTGCGTACGTCATTGTCGTCTCCTTGTAACCAGTTCAACTCTTGTTCAGCTTGTGTATCAAAAGCTTCTTTGAGCTGATGTGACTGCTGTACTCTTTGAACTGTTTGTAGTTGAGATGGTAGGTACTTATCACGAGCCTTACGAGCGTTGAGTAAACTCTTACGCACATCTGACTTGGTTAATTCCTTGCCTTCAACTTCTGTTACTACATCTTCGGGTCCGTAGCCATCTGCATTGAATAATGTTTCCTCTGCCCATTCTATGACATCTGTTACTTCCTTCGCCTTTTCTTGTAATCCTTCTAACGTATCTACTGATGCGTAGGGATTATTGGCTACTTCTTGAGTTTCTAATGGATTATTATTTTGCAGTTGAGCTTCCATCTCTTTCAGCTTTGCTTCAGCAGCTTTACGTTTTGCTGTGAGCTCACCGAATCGAGCGACTGCTCTACTTCCTAGCTTCTCGGATAATTCTCGAAGATCGTCTTCGGACATATCATCTAGATCTAACTGTGAAAGAACATCTTCAGAACCTTCTGGTTCTTCAGTTTGTTCAGCAACGATTTCTTCACTTGTCTCCACCTCTGGACTCTCGACCTCGGTTTCTTCTGTTACTTCATCTGTTGCTTCAACTGGTGGAGCCACTTCTTGAGTTTCCTCAGTTAGTTGCCCCAAGCGGCGGTTTACAAAATCCGCTGCTGACATATTTGACTGTGACGCTGTTGTTTCGGTTGAGGGTTCAGCGACTCCCTCTGTGATTTCGTTTGACATAATGTTTGCACTCCTTAACGCCGAGCGATGGCGATAAATGTATTATAACTTATGTATCAAGCCTATCAGAGAAACGAACTTGGAGTTTTCTCCAGTCGCACATTTGTAGTATCTGATCGTATGTCAGAATGCGTCCAGATATTTGTTGTATCTGTTCGTTGCTTGCGTTATGTAGCTCTTCAATGGTTTCTTCACGAAGCTCTGCTACTACTTTTAGGAATCGAGCAAAGTGCTCGTGATTACCTAGTGATTGTAAGTCCTTTTCTAAACTCATTTAGTGAATTTGTTAAAATAAAAATCTGTTTGAGCTGCACGTCTATCCGTGTGAGCTTTTTCCTT